GATAACTCTGGTAGTTATACTATTATTTTGGAACAATCAGGTGTTATAAACACCGTTAAAGTAAATGGTGGTTCTTCTAGTACAATAAAAATTAAACAAGGATCGTCTTAAATAAGTTAAAATCTTTAGAGCCAATATTTACTTTGGAGGATATATGAAAGCACTACTTAAAAATTTAGTTGGATCAGTAGCACCAACCTTAGGTACAGCATTAGGAGGCCCTATGGGCGGTATGGCTGCAAACATGATTGCAGATGTATTGGGTTGTAAGAACGAACCTAAAGAAATACAGAAAGCTATAGATAATGCTACACCCGAACAAATGCTTGAGCTAAAAAAAGCTGAAGCTGATTTTGAAGTCAAAATGAAAGAGCTTGAGGTAGATGTATTTAAACTAGAAGTACAAGACACTCAAAATGCAAGACAGACTTTTTCTAAAGATTGGACAGCCAGAATTATAGGTATTGCTACATTAGGTGGTTTCTTAGGATATATCTTTCTCATAACCCTCCAGCCCCCCGAACAGAACTCAGAGGCTTTGGTCAATTTGGTACTCGGATATCTTGGTGGTTTAGCATCAGCTATTATTAGTTTTTACTTTGGGGCATCTAACACAACCAAGGACGATTAATATGAACATATCTGAAGAAGGTATATCGTTAATTAAAAACTACGAGGGATGTCGTTTAGAAGCGTATCAAGATTCGGTAGGAGTTTGGACAATTGGCTACGGACATACAAAAAATGTAAAAGATGGCGATCAAATCAACCAAAACGAAGCCGAACATTTACTCAAAGAAGAGATGCCTGAGTACGAGGGTTATATCAACGATATGGTAGAAGTGCCGCTTGATCAATGTCAGTTTGATGCTTTGGTTTGTTGGGTGTATAACTTAGGACCAACCAATCTAAAAGAGTCTACTTTACTACGTATCCTCAACGAAGGAGATTACGGTGGTGTGCCAGAACAAATAAAGCGTTGGAATAAAGCAGGTGGTGAGGTTTTAGCGGGTTTGGTTAAAAGAAGACAAGCAGAGGCTAATTTGTTTGAAGGAAAAGAGTGGGAGAAAATCTAGATGCCATATTCAAAAGTACAGTTCAGACCAGGTATATACAGAGAAGGAACAGCGTATAGTGCCGAGAACGGTTGGTTTGATTGTAATTTAATTAGATTTAGAGAAGGTAGAGTAGAAAAATTTGGAGGTTGGCAAAAACTTACTGACAGCACATACCTAGGAACTGCAAGGGCTTTACATAATTGGATATCATTAGATGGTAATAAATATCTTGGTATAGGAACACATTTAAAGTATTACATAAAAGACGGTACGGCTTTTGCTGACGTCACTCCAATTCGCAAAACAACAACAAACGCAGCTACTTTTGCGGCCACTAATGGGTCTTCTACCGTAACGGTTACGGATGCCAGTCACGGTGCTGTAAACGGTGATTTTGTTACATTTTCAGATGCCGTCTCTTTAGGAGGTAACGTAACAGCTGCTGTATTAAATCAAGAATATCAAATAGACCTAGTGACAGGCACCAACACATATACGATTACCGCTAAAGATACGTCTGGTTCTACGGTTACAGCTAATGCAAGCGATTCAGGAAACGGCGGTTCAGCTACTGATGCAGTTTACCAAATTAATACTGGTCTTGATGTTTACGTGCAATCAACAGGATATGGTGTTGGAACGTGGGGTGCAAGCGGTTGGGGTTCAGCTACCTCTTTAGGTGGCAACAACCAGCTTAGACTTTGGACACATGACAATTTTGGAGAGAATTTAATCATAAATCCTAGAGGTGGCGGTATTTATCGTTGGCTTGAAAATAATGGAACTAGCACTAGAGCTGTTCAATTGTCCGATATAGCTGGAGCTAACCTTGTTCCAACCGTAGGATTACAGGTTATTACATCAGAAATAGATAGACATCTAATAGTGCTAGGCGCAGATCCAATATCAGGCAGCGCTCGGACTGGTTCTATAGACCCGATGTTGGTCGCTTTCTCCGATCAAGAAAACGAACTTGATTTTGAACCTATCATAACTAATACCGCTAGATCCGTAAGATTGTCTTCTGGCTCCAGTATAGTAGGCGGAGTAAAAGCAAGACAAGAAGTTGTAATCTTTACAGACACCTCTGTATATTCTATGCAGTTTGTAGGCGCACCTTTAACTTTTGCTATAAATCTTATAAATGAAGCATCAGGTCTTATAGGTCCAAAAGCAGCTGTCACATCTTCAGGCGGCGTATTTTTTATGGGATATGGTAATTTCTATTTATATAACGGTACGGTGCAGGAACTGCCTTGTAGCGTTCATAATTATGTTTTTGGAGACTTAAATACTAATCAAGCTTTTAAAATACAAGCTTTTACGAATAAAGAACATAACGAAGTAGGTTGGTTTTACCCTTCTGCGTCAAGCGAGGAGATAGACAGATATGTGATCTACAACACTCAACAACAAGTTTGGTACTATGGTCAATTGGTAAGAACCGTATGGTTAGACTCAGGTGTTGAACCGTTTCCTCAAGCTACTAATGGAGGTTACTTGTATCAACATGAAATAGGGTTTGACAACGACGGAAGTGCAATGACTAACGTGTTTGTGGAATCAGCCGATTTTGATATAGGGGATGGTGATCGGTTTACGCAAATATCTGCCTTAATACCAGATATCAAATTTTTACAAGATGATAATGCTGGATCAGTCAACGTAGTAACTAAAGTAAGAAACTTTCCAGGCGATTCTTTGACTACCGATTCTACTTCTGAAGTATCTTCAACCACTCAAAAAGTAAATTTAAGGGCAAGAGGCAGACAGGCTGTAGTACGATTTGAATCAAACGACGACGCTACCAATGATGGTAATTTGTCTATTGGATGGCGTTTAGGTGATACCAGAATGGATGTTAAGACTGATGGTAGAAGATGAGCAAATTATTAGAAACTCGTTTACCTACAGAACTACAACCTTCTGTAACCAAAGAAAACTTTAACAGATTAACCAGAATACTGGAGTTGAACCTTGGTGCGTTTGACCCAAACTCTACACCACAATTCAACGATACTGAGCTTGGTTCTTTAAAATTTAACGAAGGTGATGTAGTATGGAACACATCTATTGGAGTTTTACAGGTTTATACTGGAAACAAATGGATACAGCTTCATACTCCTAAGAATCCACAGGGGTTTGAACTGCAATCAGAACTGGGTTCTGTAACTGTCAGAAACAACGGAGCGACAAGTATAAAGGTTTGATATGCAGGCTGTAGAAAGTACAAATTCAGCGTATGAGGTAAAAAATTTACTTCTAAGCCGACCTTCTGACTGGTTTATACAAGACCAAACTTTTCAAACAATCAAAGACTCTCAATTAGATATCGTTCGTTTTCTGAAATCAAAAGGCCAAGAAAACTTAGAAAACCTACCTTTACATACGGTTATTGATGAACCTATCAAAGATGTATATACCGCACCTATATTCTCAGAAACATTTTGCGATATATTCAGAGACGAATTAGAAAATATAAAAAAGCACTTTAACTTTGAGCCTAATTCGGAAGAAGATACACTCAGACAAATACCAGAAATAGTGTTACAAGACCATATACCCGAACTCTACCTGTCTTTGATGAACGTGGTCAGCACCATTTTAAACCCAATATTTATGGGGCTTTGGGGCAGAATCGTAACAGATGGCGGCATACAAATAGCTAATTACAATATAAGAGACAAACAACAAGGGGCTTGGCACCACGATGCAAGCGCAGATATAAGCGTAGTCATTCCTTTAAATACAGGTGAATACGAGGGTGGTGGAACAGAATTTCAAGGTAGAGGAGTCGTTGAACCGCTTCCTACAGGTAGCGCTTTGATGTTTCCAAGCTTTACTCACATGCACCGAGGACTGCCCGTACAGTCAGGAGATCGTTACTTATTGGTTTTTTGGTTGATTTCGCGTCCTTGTTGGGAAGATAAAAAAAACTATTTAGAAATGAATTTTATTTAACAATAGGACTAAAAACAGTAGAATTGAAAGCAAATGGATAGAATAAACAGAACTGGGACAGGAATAGCAAGTTTAGGTAGAGACGAAGATCAGTTTCTAGCTCACGTTGCTTTGGGCGAGCGTGTCGTACCACCTGTTATATCAGCCGCAACTCAAGCACGTATTAACCAAGAAATGAGGGCAGCTGGACTTGATCCGAACGAATATGCTGTTGGATCTGGTATGTCCATCAACCCTATAACAGGACTACCCGAGTTTGGGTTTTTTAAGAAAGCTTTTAAAAAAATAAAAAAGGTAGGTAGAAAAGTAGCCTCAGTAGCTCAATTTGTACCTGGCCCTTGGCAAGCACCTGCGGCTTTGATAGCAAAAGCGGGAACTGTTTATGACGTTGCAAAAGGTAGGGCAAGTCCACTTGCTTTGGCTAGTTTAGGGGGCGGAGGGGGCCTTGGTAGTCTGACTGGTGGAAAGGGTAATATCTTTAGTAATATATTCAAAGGAACACCAGGGATAAACCCAAGTGCAGGGGGCGGTCTTGGAGGTTTATTCAGCAGAGCCAAAGAATTCATATTGCCTGGAGCCGACAAAGTAGGATTGTTTGGTAATATTGGAAAAGGTATAGGTGGCTTGTTTGGAGGTATGGGTACGGGACAACAAGATGAATACACTCCTATAATGGATCAAAACGGGAATGTAATTGGTTATAGGAATGAAAATACGATGCAAGATATTTCAGTTGAACAATACAATCAAATGATGTCTTCAAGACCACAATTTAGCGGATTATTTGGACCTGATAGTATTGCAGATAAATTATTTAACGTAGACCCTAACAAAGGTACGGGTCCTTTGAGTTTTCTTGGTAAAGGAGCGCAACAAATAGCTGGAGGCTTTCCTGGTGGCGGATTAGGTCTTGGTCTGACAGGTTTGCTTGCTAAAGCCGTATACGACGATACAAAAAGTAGAGCTGGTGGTTTAGCTCAAACTCCTCAAGTGATGATGGATCAGCTTGGTAGGTACCAATTATCAAAAGAACTAGGAACAGGTGGAACAAGAGGCGAATTTGGATTAGGTCCTAAACCAGCTGTTTTAGATGTTGAAGGAGCAGGAAGACAAGCATTTGCAGTTGGCGGAGTGGCTGAACTAGATTTACGAGAAGGCGGAGAATCAATCGGGCCAGGTACAGGCACTTCGGATGATATACCAGCGATGTTAAGTGATGGTGAATTTGTAATGACGGCCAAAGCTACAAGAGGCGCTGGCGCTTACGATTTAAAAAAAGGTAAGTCAGGTATTGAATTGGTTCAAGGTGGCGAACCTTCAAGAGAAAAAGGCGTAGAAAACATGCGCGAGTTAATGAATATATTTGAGGGAATGTAATGGCAGAAGCTATCAATCCAATCGTAACTAATATTGCAAGAGATGAAGTAATATCCGATCCTTTTGTTAGAGAGGCTTATTTTGGTTCTCCTGATACACCAGGCATAATTTCTCAAGCTATAACCGCAGCTAACAGGGCTTTTGGTCAACCAGCAATACTAAGACAAACTGCTGGACTGTCTCCGTTAGAACTTGCTGCTATGCAGGGTGCTTATGGTGGTTTAGGTTCATATCAACCGTATTTAGATGCCAGCACTAGAGCTTATCAAGAAGGCATGGGAATGTCTCGTAGAGCTGGACAACTGGCTCAACCATATTTTTCTGGTGAACAGGCTTATTTAGGAGCAGCAACCGATACAGCGAGACGTGCTGCTGGTATGCAATTTGATCCTAGATTGACCAGACAATTCTACGATCCGTTTGAAGAAAGAGTTGTACAACAAACGATAGAGGATGTTTTTAAAGGTGGAGAGCTACAAGATATAGATGCAAGGACAAGAGATATATCGCAAGGAGGCGAATCTGCTTTTGGTTCAAGAGCTAGACTGAGTGCTGATGAAAGACGAGCTGCGTTAGGTAGAGGTCTTGGCGAAGCTTTAGCTGGTATTAGAAGTCGAGGATTTGGACAAGCGCAACAGGCTGCGTTAGGAGAGTTTGGTAGACAAGCTGGAGCTAGAGAACGGTTAGCTGGTACTTTAGCTGGATTTGGAACACAATTGGGCGGCATAGGAGGCAGACGCGCTGGATTAGCGAGAACTATAGGATCAGATATCGCTGGTTACGGTGCTGGAATTGGGGGATTAGGAAGAGATGTGGTTGATCTAGGTATCAGGTCAAGAGGTGAATTATCAGGATTAGGCGCTACAGCTAGGGGTCTCACTGATACTGCGCTTGGCAGAGAATACGAACAAGCAATACAAACTAGAATGGCTCCAACACAAGCGGCTCAATTTGTCAGAGGATTTTTGCCCACATATCAAAGCGGAAGAACACAAGTTGCTACAACTTACGGAGCGCCAGCTGATCCATTAAGTGCTGGACTTGGAACATTTTTAAGCACATACGCAAACTTTGCAAAACCGCAAACCACAACTTCTAGCGATCCCGCATCAACTGCCGCTACCGCAGGTGGAGCCGCAACTCCTGCTGTAGTTTACGGCAATCCATACGGACAATACAATCCTTACACTGGCGGAGGAACTTATA